TCTGCTGTATTTCCACCGGAGAATTCCACTTCCCGAAAGAAGGGCAAAGGTGGCGAAAAATGCCGCTTGCCGTTCGGATTTATCGGCAATATCCCCGCGTGGGTTGAGCGCGATGTTCTTTTTTGCTCTATGGTGCGCGGCGGATTGATTTGTGTTCATGACAGCGCAAAATCCGTTGATAACGCACAAAAAGACGAAAAGAAAAAAAGCAAATAATCGCGGGGGGATCGCATGACAACGCGGGCGGAAGTTGACAGCTTGAAATGTTTGGCGTCGAATATAGTTTCGAGTGATTCGGACGAGTACACGGAAAGCATGTTTTTCGAGGATTTTCCGCAATTCAAAAAAGCCGGATCGGCCGGGGGATTCGTGCCGCCGGCAATGATGAAGGCTTTTTTGAATATGGCTAATTCTACTGTCTCCGCTGCGCGTTGGTGCGAATCTTGGCGGATTGCGATCGGTTTGTTTGTTGCTCACTATGTCACAATGTATTTGCGGCAAAGCGGCGGAAATACAGACGGATCGGCAACCGCAAAAAAAGCCGCCGAAACAGGCGCGCTTATGGGCGTTGTTTCGTCGGCGAGTCTTGGCGATGCTAGCGTTAGTTATGATACGTCTAGCGCGACGCAAGCAACGCAAGCATGGGGGCAGTTCAATCTGACCACATACGGGCAGCAATATGCATCGTTGGCGCGGCTTTATTGCCTCGGCGGCTCATATGTGATTTGATCGGGGGCGCTCTATGTTTATGCTCAATGGTCTTGCCTGGTACACCGACAAGTTTGATTCGTTTCGGGTTGTATCTTATTTGGACGGCGCAATTACAAAACAAAAGCGCGAGCAGATTTTGCAAGGCGTCGAATGCCGCGTTTATCATAGCCCGACAAATGAACCGGACTTGAACGAAACGGCCGCAGTCACGTCGGACGGAAATTCGCTTTGCTGCAGCGTCGAAGCCGACGTGCAAGCCGGAGATGAAATAATCGTTTATCGCGGCGTGGGCGTAAAAACAGAGCCCGTATCGGTTGAACGCTACTTTGCCGGGACGCCGAACCGGTATGTCGAGCCGTTCGGCGGGATACTCGCAGACCTTGAGCACATGCAGGTCGCGTTGTATAATAAAGAGCGGATCGTTTAGCTTGCAATCGCAGGGGGCGGCAATGGCGGGCAACAGCAAAAACGCGAAAAAATTCGCGGCGTTCTGCAAAAAGTCGCAGGGGCTGCGCGATGAGATGAACGCAGGAATTGAGCGCAATATTAAAGACGCTTGCGAGGCAATGTTGCTTAAGGCAAAGGAAGTGACGCCGCCTTGTAAGGGGGAAAAGCGCGGCGTAGAGGCGTGGACAGGACAGCTGCGCCGCCATTGGGAATACAAGATCGAAAGCACGCCCGCGCAAACAAATATCGTGCTTTACAACGATATGCAATACGCGTCCTATGTCGACAACGGGCATGCAATGGATCGGCATTTTGTACCTTGGTTGTACGTCGACGGGACGGGCTGCATTTCGCGCCATAAACCCGTGGATGGAGAGCCGGTGTTTGGTTTGGTGGTTGGGACAAGGACGACATACGTGCCGCCCGCAAACATGACAAAACAGGCGACAGACGAATTCGTCCGCGCTTTTGATTACATGAACGCCGCTCTGGTGACAGACCTAGAAAGGAAATATGGCAAATGACGGCGATCGAGATTTCAACGGCAACCGTGCATAACAGCATTGCGCAGCTGCTAACGGCGATAACGCCGGACGCGCACGTGTACGACAGCCCGAATCAGCAGAAAACGGAGCTGCCGGCGTGGTTCATCGTTCACCGCGAGCCGACGCGGATCGAGCGCAAAATAAGCCGTTGCGAGCTTGTCTATTCGATTGATGCCGTCTATATGCTTAGTTTCAATTTAACACAGCTTTACAACGAATATTCGCTCATTGGCGACGCTTTAGATTCGGCTCTGAATTACTTGCGCATCGGCGATGCATCGGCGGGCGTTTTGGTGCATGTTTTCAACAGGCGATGGCAGCCCGATCCGGACGGCTTGAAATATTCGTTTGAACTACGATTTAGGGTTGCGCCCGATACTGTTTTGACTGAAACGATGCAGGTCATTGAAGACCTGCAGACATATCTCAAAGACTCGGGAAAGGCCGAGCCCGTTGAGACAGTTTCTCTTTATTTCCGGGATACGTTGCAAGAGAGCGGGGCGGAAATGCCCGACGCGATCACGGCTAATCGCGGAGAAACCGTCACTTTGCCGACGGTTTACGAATCCTTCGAAATGAACGGTATTACCTACACACCAAGCAAATGGACGGCGGGCAATTTCGGCGATTTGTACAAGATGGAAAACAACTGCACGGCGTCTCTTTTGTGGTCGGCGAGGAGTGACGCGATCCCGCTTTACGGCTCATTTAGGCGGAATTTTATTGGAGCGGCAGTTCCTTATGGATTTGTTGAGGTGGCATTATGAGCGGAATGATGGCCGTGAAGCGGCGGTTGATTTACACAACAGACGAATACGCGGATCGCAAAGATTGGGTTTTTGCAGTTCACATTGCGCGAGTAAAACTGATCCTTGATGCAAGCGCGCTGAGCGATGGCGGATGGAAGATTGACACCGACAAGCTCACGGGAGAGAAACCATATACAGATCCCGACAGCAAAGCGCAAACCGCGGGGGCAGTGTACGACTACGCGCCGGCAAATGGATGCGCATACGGTACGTTCTTGAAGTATGAAAAGGATTCAAAAAAACGGTATCTATTCGTCTTCACATGCTGGGGCATGGAGATTGTTAACAAAGAAACGCCGGACGTTTCAACGTCGACTTTTTTCCCGATTTATTATAACAATCTTCGCGGATCGGACGCGTCTGCAAATTATGCCTATATTCATTATCCGGGGACGATGGGGTATTCGTATGGAGATAATCCGTTTATCGGAACAAGTCCAAAAGACAGGAGTTTTTTGGATCTGAGCTCGAACACGCCGATTTTGCCGGCTGCTAATGAAATGTATGTATATTATAATGGCTCAATGAGCGGATCGGTAAAATACTATGGCACAGAACACGCCGGAACGATTCCGATGATTGATAGCGGTAAATATATAGATTTGATTTGCGCAGCGGATAGCGAAAAGATTGCAACCATGTTCCATTATTCGGACTGGGCGGATGGCGTCTGGACATGCAGCCTTCTTGGTGACCTTGTCGAAACACAGGTCGCTGACGCAGCAAGCACCAAAAAAGGGGCGGTGGCGAATCTTTTTTCATATTACGCACAACGTTCTATTTACTCCAGGTCATCTCAAAAAACTGCGTATGCAGAATTAACCGCGCCAACGCTTGAAGAGAACGTTGAATCAATGAGCCGAACAGTAACGCAAACAAGCACTGGCGCGTGGGCGATTGCGTCGATTACGTGGTTTGGTTCATTGCTCTTGACGCAAAGCACTGCATCGGTTACGCCGTACACGTTGCCTCTAATAATTTCGAGCGGGGAAAGCATAAGTCCAAACGGATGGCTTGCAAAAGGTTTCTTCGGCGCTGGTTTATTGCGAGCGATAAAAAGCACAGGTGTTGCGACGAGCACGGTTATTGATGGTGATTTTATTTATTTCGGAAATTTAATGTTGGCATGGGATAAGTCGAACGCGGCGCGCGTCGGCTTTTGATAGCAGGAGGGAAACATGGCAGGCGGAACATGGACGGCGCAAAACAAAGTGCGCCCCGGGGTTTACATCAACTACAAAAGCGCGGCAGCGTCGATTGCGACGATGGGCGAGCGCGGCACTGTAGTCATTCCAAAACAGTTAAGCTGGGGCGAAGTCGGAAAGTTCATCACGATCGAATCGCCCGACGATTGCATGGCAAAGTTGGGATACAGCTCTACAGATGAAAACATGATTTTCGTGCGAGAGATTTTGCGCGGCACAAACAGAACAAACGGCGCAAAAAAGATCCTTGTTTGGCGGCTTGATTGTCCCAACGCAAAGGCAGCATCTGCTAGTACTGTTGGCGGATGGACGGCGACGGCTAAATATCCTGGCGTTCGCGGAAATGATTTGTCTTTTAAAGCGGAACAAAACGATGACGGCGGCAAAGGTGTCGGTATTAATATTTTAATCTCGGTTTTTGTCGGCGCGAAAACGGTTGAACAGTTCTCGGTACCTTTGGACTCAAAACCGTCGGATGTGTCTAGCGATTGGGTTATCTTTAGCGGTGATGGCGATCTTGTTTCAACAGTTGACGGCGAACAGCACCAATTGGACGGCGGCTCGGACGGCGACGATCCTACTCCGGAAGATTACACAGATGATTTTATTTCGAAACTGCGTACAATTGCATTCGACGTGCTCATTTATGACGGCACGTATGAAACCGTTAAATCTACGTTTGCAAGTTTCGTTAAATCTCAATCCAATGATGAAGGCATGCGTTGCCAATGCGTGTTGAGCGATTACGCAAGCGCAGACAACGAGTGTACTATTTCTTGCGCGCCGCAAGCGTTGACGCTGGACACGGGAGAATCCTTGGCCGCCGAAGAATTGACGTGGTGGGTCGGCGGTGCAAGCGCGGGCGCAAACGTGTTCGAGTCTTTGACATACAGCGCGCATCCCGCCGCTGTGGACGTTGAACCGAAGTACACGAAAAGCGAGCAAGAGGCACATATTAACGCGGGCGATTTTGCCTTGATCGCGCAGTATGATAAAATACAGGTACTCACG